CGTTTGATACAGTAGCTACTAAAATATCGTGCGATACAGCTGGTAGTTACTTTAAGTTGAGATTAAATACATTTCAACCAGAACGTTACTATAAAATTGTGCTTAAAGTTGAACGTAATGGCGGAGCCGATGTACAAACATTTGGCGAAGGCTTTTACTTTAAAGTAGTTAGATAATGGCAACAAAAAACAGATTTACGAATCGAGAAACAACGAAAGAAAGTACTGACATTAACGTTAACGAGTTACTAGTTAGTATTATGCGATCAGAGTTTCCGGATGATCCTATATATCAGTCCGGCGAATTAACGCCTAAAACAATTACACAAACTATTCTTGGCGCGCCCGTAACAGCACGAACATTGGAATTAGAAGACCGTAACGGTTTAAATATTCTAACTGTAGAATCCGGATCGACTCGATATGTAGAGTATAAAATAGATAAAACATATCCAACTGTTACAGAAGAAGATTTAGATGAACTAATTGATGAAGAATGGAGTTATTTTATTCGACAGGATGCATTACGACCCGTAACTGAAACCGGATTATTCTTAATTAATACTGAGGTTGAACTTAATCCTGCTGATTACCATGACGCGTATTTGCAACGCGGTCCGGTACGTATGCAAGAACGTATTGCTAATGGCGAAGATTTAGAAACGGTAGTACGTACTACATTTTGTGTTTTCTATATAGAAAATGGCGTAGCTTTGCCTATACCTAACTATCAAACATTAGAAGTTTTATTAGTAGAACGCGGATTGACATATGACGCTATACAAGAAGCTACTGCTGAACAAATAACGAGCTTTGATATGATATTGGATGGTTCGTTTGTAGGCGACCGTACAGCGGCACGACCAAATGATCCATTAGAAGAATTTTTATTTAGACAAATATTAGATCGTAGTAACGATTGGAATCTACGTGTTCGTTTTGATAGTGGATATCGTCCTAAGGCTCCATTTTTTAGAGATCCGGGCGATTATTTAAAACCTTCTGGTTATACTGGAGAAACAGGTACTAGTGACATATATTTGGTTGAAGATCCGAGAGATTTATATTTTGATTTGACATTTCAACGTCAAACATATCGCGAAAAATTACGTGCTAAATACGAAGGCAAGATGGTTGTTCTGAGATGGCCCGTGCCGTATAATGATGCACTAGCTACATCTAATACATTAATCGAATCAGATGATTTAATTTTTCAAGTTCGTATGATGATAAACGGTTTTTGGAAACAAGTAATCGATGCGAATGTGTTAAGATTATATGCTACAATTAACAACTATGATATTTCACAGCTAGCTCCAAATCGTACAGAAGCTGAGATTGGCGAAACATTTGAATTATATGGACCAAATGGACTAATCAATATATTGGTTGATGCGGGCGGCATCGAAGTACTTCAAGATACTGGTATTGATAGTCCAATCTGGAATGACTTTCCGCATATAGTAGAAGCAGATCGTTTAGATTATAACGAATATCGTATATATCTAGATAATTTTAGTAACGGCGGCTCTCCATTTGATATCGATTATTTAAAACCGTATGAGCCAGCTGGTAGTATATTATATTATTCCGGTGGTCGTATATTAGCTTTACAAGAACAGGTACGTTCTCAAGAAGAAATAGAATCGTTACGTACTAGTATACTAGAGTATTGGCCAATATTGGCTGCGCGTGTAGCTGGCTTAGAAGTTATTGCTAACAGTTTACCGCAAAATTATAATAACTACTATACAACAAAACTAGGCGATGGTAGTGCGTTATATAAAATTATAACAGCTAATTCGCCATACAAATATGTAAAGAAAAAGCGTACAGGACTTAAGGAAAAGGATAGCCGTACAAATTTGTTAGAAATGTTTGAACGTAATGAACGTATATCTGCCGGAGCATTTAACAATCCGGCGGATGCTGATCGTATAGTCGGCATTTCAAAATGGGGCCGTGTTTGGGACAATAGACCAGATAATAACGGCATTAATACTTATGAACTCATATTATCAGTATTAAGCACAGCAGCTGCTGCTTATGTGTTTGCTGAAACACTATCCGATGTCGATAATATCGGCAGTAATAAACTACCAAGAAATAAAGCAAATATACGTAAACGTGGTTTAATTAAAGACCCAAAATATATTAACGGCATGATTGCTACTGAAATTGGCGAGTCGGTTAAACGTATTGATTTAAAAACACGTGTTAGCCAAGCCGATGATATGGTGTCTGAATTACGTATTGCGATTGTAGAAGCTAAAGATTTTGTTATCGAAATCGACGATTTATTAGTAGAAGCTGAGTCAGTAGAAGCATTTCGTGATATTTATACTAGAATAATAACGCTAAATACTGTTTTAGGTTCATTTAACGATGACGGTTTAGCTTTCTGTAATCAAGTACGTATTGATATTGATAATATTTTTAGTACACACTTGGATCGTTTATATCGCGGAGTTCAATATTTTAGACAACGTGTACATGACGAGATAGGCAATCGTTCAAAGTTTGGTGTTGTTTGGTCACCTAGTGCTAGATCGATTATAGAACAGTATTTACCTGGTAAGACGTTTGATAATTACATACCAAGTGAAGAATAAGTACTATGTCATTAGAAAGATTTTCAAATAAAGAAGACATTTTAGAAACAAGTGGTGTTACGCGAGGCATAGTTTGGAATGCAAGCGATGTCGATTCTTTAGTTCTAGATGTTAAAACAGTTACTCCAAATGAAACGCCTACAATTGAAATACATGTATATTCGATAAATGGTGACTATGTAACTAGTACATTAGCTACGGATTTTGTAATCCGTGAAAGTAAACTATACATTAACTATGCAAAAACACTTAATGATATAGGACTGCGTCGCGGACTATTTGAGGTTATTGTTAACGTTCACGAAAACGTTTTAGGTTCTGCCAATGATCCTATCATGCAGGTTAAAGAAATTTCTCCTGACAGACGTGAAATTTTAGTACGTTTAGTTCCGTTACAAGAAGAAGAACGTTCTAAATATGACGGAGCAGTTGATGAGTATTTAACAGAATATGCCAATGCATATACTGAAGATTTGGCTGTTAATTTTGGCAGAAACAATGTCGTTAAAATAATCAATCAGAAAGATTGGGATGGTGAAAATGATATGGTTATTCGACTGTATCAGCCACTTATAGATACTGTACAACTTAATGATACGTTTTGGATTGTAGAAGAATTAGCAGATTCATATGCTGATAACGTAGATTTATCAATACCATTACCAGTGCCACAATTGAATACATTGCGTGGTCCTAACTTTGATATTGATAACGGTTATAGTACTATCACAGAAACTGAGTTTAAAGCATGGAATGATTTATTAGATGCTAATTTATCAACTTCACAGCAAATTATTGATCAGTATTTTTCTGGTTCGCTATCCGGAGTTCCTATAGGTATTGATTATACAGCATTTGATAACTTTGTATTTTATAGTTCGGCTACTGAACGCGTAGCTAACTTTAAGTATAAATTAGAAATGTTAGAATTTTACAATAGCCGTTTAAGCACACTTAATAATGCGTCCGGATCTGATTCTGGATCATTAACTAACAATATAACAATAACACAACAACGTATTGATAACGTTATTGGAACATTTGATGGATTTGAGCGTTGGTTATACTTTGAACCGACGTCTAGTTTAACTACGCATGGTACTAGTGGTAGTTTTATCGGATCTGATGGTTATGTGTTAACGCCATGGCCAAAATATTTATCTGGAAGTAAATATTATGTACATCATACAACTTCTAGTTTAGGTACGAATTGGTTTAATGGGTTTTATGCTACGGCGTCTGCTTATGACGTTGAAAATGCCAACGCATTAGTAAAAACGATACCAGAACATATTCGTACGGATGTTAATAATGATCAATACGAATTATTTGTTAATATGATTGGTCATCACTTTGATATACTTTATACGTATGTTGAAGCACTAACAAAAACATATCGCCCAGAAGAACAACCTAAGTTAGGAGCATCTCGCGAATCACTTTACGAAATAGCTAAATCGATGGGTTGGACTTTAGCTAATGGCAATCAAGCTTCGTCATTATGGAAATATAAATTAGGTACAAATACTTCGGGTAGTTATCAAAGTACCGGTAGTTTATTTAGTAAAACAGATGAAGAAATAACTACAGAAGTTTGGAGACGTATTGTCAACAACTTACCATATCTTTTAAAAACAAAAGGTACGGATCGTAGTATTAAAGCTTTAATGTCATGTTATGGCATTCCACAAACATTGTTAAGTATACGTGAGTACGGCGGCCCGAAAGTAGAAGAAAACATACCGACTTTAATTGAAGATCGTTACTCATATGTATTAAATACAAATAATGAAGATATAACTAGCATAGCTGTTAAAACATTTGGTTCATATTCTTCGAGTATCGGCCCATGGGGAATACAACGTGGCGAGTCTGCTACTAGTTATACTATAGCACCAATGACACGCGAATGGAGATTTTCGCCGCAAGTAACAGAGTCAATGGTTTTAGCTGCTACACGTGTTACGACACGTTTGCAATCGATAATTGTGTTAGAATACACGGGGTCATATTCAGGTAGCGATAAATACGGTCGTATAATTTACGGCCATACCGATGCTAACACCACGCCTGCGGATGCATTAACGTTTTCTGGTGCTACTGATTGGTTGCCATTGTTCGATGGTGATATGTGGAACATACGTTGGTGGTGGGAAACGGACGGCGGGCATTATAATACCAATTCAAATACCGACACTACGTATTATGTACAAGTGCAAAAAGCTAGCGATTTTATCAATGGAAAGATTATACATAGTAGTAGTTTATCTGTTACACCAGATAGTAATGGAAATCAGTATATATCATGGGCAGGCGGAGGATCGACATGTGTAATTGATTTATGTAATAGAGAGACTTCAGATTCGTATCATTTAGTATCAGATCTTAATACTAGTTACCCGAGCTTAAATCTAGATCTAGCTAACAAACCTAAATTTAGAGGATATTTACAAGAGTATCGCGAGTGGCTAGAAACGTTAACACAAGCAGCATTTGATGAACATACACTTAATCCAACGAGTTATGTATCCGGTTTGAGTCCAACAAGTAGTTATGATACGTTAATACGTCATTATACATTTGGTAGCGATACTATTGCAATTAATCACAATTTATTTAGTTCTATAACTAGTAGTCATCCTGCCAATACGATAAAGAATTTTACCGGCGTAACTATAGGAAATACATATAGTACTATTGCAGCTGCAGTGCCAGATGATTTAGAGTTAGGACATTATACGCCGATTGAAGAAACGTATTATGTACCAGGAGTATCTCTTGGGGGTAGCTTACCAAGAAGTGAAAAAATACGTTTAGAAGATAATTACTTGATACGACGTTTATCACCAACAAATACAGCCGAACGTTCTAGCTTTGATTATGCTCCATTAGATACAAATCGTTTAGGTTTATTTTATAGCCATGCCGATCAAATCAATAAAGACATTTTCAACCAAATTGGAGATGTAGAATTAGACGATTTCATCGGTGACCCAGATGATGAGTTTGAATATCAGTATCCAGATTTATTCCATTTTTCAAAACAATATTGGAAAAAGTTTACGGACCGTAACGATGTTAATGCATATATAAGAATCTTTAGTCAGTTTGATTTTAGTTTATTTAATCAAATTAAACAATTGTTACCAGCACGTACTGACGTAGCTATGGGACTTTTGATCGAACCAAATGCATTAGAACGTGTTAAAGTACCATTAACTAAACGTCCTGTAGTAGAAAATCCTCAATGGGATGCTGTATTCGTACAGCCCCAACCTACGGCTAGTGCTGATTATACGTTGTATAGTGCTAGTATTGCAGCTGTTGAAAATGTTATAAATGTAGAAAGTGTATACCATTCTGGTAGTAGTAATGGATATAGTGAGGTTGGTAATACTTGGTTTGCTAATACGAATGTCGGTCCGACGCGCAACGCGATGGATTATTGTACAATAGAAATCAATCCGGTAGATGCTTTACCTAGTGCAACAGCTTCGATTATTAGTGTGACACAAAATACTAATACAAATTTAGGTGTACAAGATATTTGGCAAGGGTTTTCTTTATCTGCTATAACAGATAATAATGATAATACATATATTCAGTGGGACGAGCCGGGGCCATTAACATATTCTCGCGAGTTACAGTTAAAAGTAAATAGTTTACAATACGATACTGTACGTGATATTGATGTTATATTTCGACAGTATGACAATAACGATCAAAATGCTTCTTATATTATTTCGATAAAACTATTAGCATTAGATCTAAATACTAATACATTGATTACGTTACAAACGCGTAACATAAATCAAGAAAGTTGGCTATCTGGCGGACCGTTAGATTACACATATACATTCAATGATATTCATATTCCAGCATATAACGAATTAATCGTATCGTATCAACTACAGTTATTATCTGCTAATACAATAGATTTTCGTATAACAAACATATCAATTATTGATAGTATTAAAGAAGTTTGTCATTCGCCATTAATGCCAGCTGTTGAATTATATCGTCCAAGCAATATCTTCCAACAAGTAGTTAACCATTATTCCGGTAGTGGTACTGAATTATCAAAACGTGCTCGTAATGCACAAAACGCTTATAGTCAAAGTTTAGGTTTATATTATAGCCAAAGTTTAATACCAGCTACATATATGGATGATTTATTTGAACAAACGGAAAATATGAAGTATAATGGTACACGTATTTCGGCACCAGATATAAATGTTAACTCAACGATTGCTGCTATTGGTAATAGTCCAGTAATTGAAGTTTATAACACAAATCCAAATCAATTGATATTTACACAAAATCCAGAATCACGTGGTACTACTGGTACTACAGAACCTGGTAATTTGATAGTTAGATAATAGATCTAACCGTATATTTATTTAAAAATAATAGGATAAAACATGGGATATCTAAATAATAGTACAATTACAGTCGACGCTATCCTTACTAAAAAAGGTCGTGAATTGTTAGCAAGAGGCCGCGATGAATTTAAAATTACGCAATTTGCACTTTCGGATGATGAAGTTGACTACGATTTGTATAATACAGAACACCCCTTAGGAACTGCATATTATGGAGCGGCTATAGAAAATATGCCAATCATCGAAGCGCTTCCAGATGAAACACAAATGTTAAAATACAAATTAGTTACATTGCCGAAAGGCACAGCACGTATACCGGTTGTAAGAGTAGCTAATGGTGTTATTACATTAGAATCAGGAGAATCTACAATTATCTCTCCATCAACTGTTAATTTCCAAGGTGGCAACCGTCAATTTGGATATACAGCTATTTTATCTGATTCAGACGCCGCTGATATTAGAGCAACACAGAGTGCTCCAGGAGCAGCTTCGGGTGCAACAGTAGCACAGTTTATTGGCGATTCGGAAGCAGCACAAAGTGTAACAGTATCTGGTTTACAATTTGAAGTTGTAGCTAAACCACAATACTTATCGAATAAGAGCGCAACAATATTGATTATTGGTAATGAAACTGGTGGTAGAGCTACAATTGACTTAACAATCAATCGTATTGAAGTTGCTACATCAGAAGTAACATTTGAAAGATAATAGTAATAGGAAAAAATAATGGGTGCATCAACTCAAAGAAATTTTAATGCTAGTAGATTTACGAACACACGACCTGCATCGAATAACGCAACTACACAAGTAGAAACGTTAGCTCGTCAATTAGCTGATCAGATTATACGTGAACGAGACTCAGCACGTAGTCGTTTACGTTCCGGTAAGATTTTTTCAACATTTGATAGTGTTGATGATGTATTACCAAACAATATAGAAACACTTACGCGTGGGTTATTTTCGGGTAATACCGGTAGTTTAGTTAGTATGTTTACGTCAAGTATAGCTACTAGTATTCAAAATACATACTTTAGAGAAATTTATAACTTTCCTACTAGTAATACATCAGCTGAGCCGCAATTTTCTATCGCGTATGGTCACTATGACGGATCTGGTAGTGCTGATTTAACCGGTAACTTAAATAATGATACACCGTCACGTGCTATTTACAAACAATATGCACAATTGTTATTACCTCCAAACGATTTTAAGTTTACAATTAACGGTACTGATACAGATCATATATATGTTTTAAATTTTAACAGAGCACGTTATCGTGAAAAGCTTGATCCAGGTAACCTAGAAATCAACTTAGCTAAACTATCTGGATCTGTATTTGCAAATAATGTTCATACCGGATCTAATGTAACGCCTATTAAATCTGGACAAACTGGATATGGAGTTATACGTTTAATCGATGATTCATCAACTGCTAGTCCTGGCGTTGGCGAAGCTGGTTTAGTGTATAATATTGTTTCTGGAACAATTGACGAAGGCACTGTTATACATAATCCTTCAGCTCCTGAATATTATGGATTGTTTTATCCACAATACGGTATTGTGGTATTAAATGCTAATACATTAAATATTTCAGCTTCATTTAACACAGTAACTGGATCAGGTGTACAAGGCGATAATGCCATGAAATTATTTACATCGATTTCTGGGTCTGTTGCTAACCATACTGCTCCTAGCGGCGATAATTATGGTTTACAAGCTCGTTCAAGTGAACAAGTAAAATCAACATACTATTTCGTGCGTGTAAAAAATGCTGAATATAATTATTCGAATAATCCAACCTTTGTAACAGGTTCGTTAGGACAATTACGTTATTCGACGTTTACAAATGATCCGCAAACATATATTACAACTGTTGGTTTATATAATGATCGTCGCGAGTTATTAGCAGTAGCTAAATTAAGCCGTCCGTTATTAAAATCATTTACACGCGAAGCATTGATTAAAGTTAAATTAGACTTCTAATCTAGAATAAAATGACATGCCAATTATACCAACTGTATTTAGACCGATACGTGCAAACGATGTACAGACACGACCTGTAAAAACCTATAAACGTTACAACGTAACATCAGGTAGTTTTTCAGGGTCTGGGTATCGCGTACATACTGGTATACATGATATTTACGTAGACCATATCGGAGATAGTTCTTATAACTACCCAACTAATTATGATGGTACTAGCCAACATGTTGCTTGGCGTTGGATTGATCACAGATACTATCGTCATCCGTATGACCCAGCACGAAGTCATGAATTAACTGATGCGCGCGTTAATGAAAAGTTTTTGTTTTACAGTTCTAGTACATTAACGGTACCATATTTTGAAATGGGCGAGGCTATTAAGCCCGGAACGTTTACAGTATCGTCGTCTGTAAATGGCCTTTTTATATCATTAGTTGACGACGGCACTGGCAATCTACGTGACCCACAAATCATAACATCGAGTTTTGCAACTAGTAGCCGTTGTTTCTTTTATATGGGCTTTAATAATGAGTATCGACAGTTTGACAATAACACTGGTTTTATTTTAACTGGCAGTGTTGAGTATGAAATCGGCGGAACAACAAAAAGTGCCTTCGCAAATGCTATAAGTATTAGTACAGGTGTTGAAGTTTCTGGTAGTACTAGAATAGGCCCGTCTGGACTTTGTGCTGATTTTTCATTAGTACCGAGTGTTTATGGTGGTATACGTGTACCGCACGATGATTTATTCAATCGTTTTAATAGTTGCGACCGTTGGACAATTTCATTATGGGTAAATCAAGTAGGCGATAATGCTGTTTTTATGTCAAAAGGGCCTGTACAGACAGAACAATATTTTGACGTAGGCGAACAACGTACGTTAACACGTACTATTGAAAATACTACATGGCCGAGCGATCTTCAAAATTTTCCAACAACTAACTTTTCAAAATATCGAACACCGTTTATTATAGGTAGCACTGCTGATCATATCTATTTTAAATGTAGTAACGGAACACGTGAATTAACGTTAAGTGGTTCGCGTAATGATGGTTTTGATACTACATGGAGACATGTAGCTATTGTACGTGATAATAATTTCGCTACATTATATTTCAATGGTACGGCCGTGCATTCCGGATCTATGCCAAATGAATCGACATCTAATAATGCTGACATACAACTAGGTGTTTGGATTAATAATGATAACGGTATAATGGAGGGAGCTATTGATGAAATACGCATGTATGATTATGCGTTATCTACAAATGAAATAGCTTCGTTAGCAAATCGTCATTACACATCAGCATCATTATATCAAACAAATGTCGTAGGTAACGTATTTTACCGTAACGGCCAAGCTGTTGTAACATCAGTTTTACCTAAATACAATTCAGGTTCTGGATTCTTCAATACAGCGTTTACAGCTTCATACCGCGGAACACATACAGTATACGAAAATGAAGTGTTGGTACGTGTACCAGCAGATCAATTCAATTATACTATGAATCCAACTGCGACGTATCGTCCGGGTACAGATGCATCTAATAACGATTGTAATGACACTGCCGCTGGCGCCGAAAGTAATAACGGCCCGGGCGAATTATATCTATCTCCATTTGTTTCTGGAACTGTTGGTCCTTATATTACAACCATTGGTTTATACAATGATAAAGCACAATTGTTAGCTGTTGGTAAGTTAGGTACAGCAATAACAAAACGTCCGGATGTCGATATGAACTTTATTATACGTTGGGACTACTAATATTTATAGATATATGGACACATTTGATGAATACAATTGGTATCCAGATCAACATATTTAAAGGAATTAGTTATGTCTTGGCGCAATAGATCAAAAGTAAGAACAGCTGCTCAAAAATTAGGTTATAAGTCTGGCTTCGAAGCTAAAATTGCAGAACAACTAGATTCACACGAATTAAAAGCTAAAGAACTCTATGAAAAAACTGTTATTAAATATACCGTACCTGCACGTGATTCACGTTACACAGTCGATTGGTCACTTCCTAATGGCATTTTAGTTGAGTCGAAAGGACGTTGGACATCGGAAGATCGAAAAAAGCATTTACTGGTAAAACAACAACACCCCGAAATAGATTTGCGAATTGTTTTTCAGTCGGCTAAAAATAAAATAAGTAAGGGTAGTAAAACTACATATGCTGATTTTTGTAACAAACACGGAATCGTTTGGGCGGAAAAGATAATACCGGAAAGTTGGTATACTGAAACTCCAAAAACACAACTAACAGAAACTTTTTTAATAAAAAGTTGGTTTAGCTCTTGAAGCATTGAGAATTATTTATTATATTAAAATATAATTTTCAATTGAAAGTTATTGAGATTGAAACATTGTTATGTAATGACAATGCTAATAAGTAATAATAATGAGTAAGTTATCAATCATTCAAAATCTCGAGTCTGTTCTCGGTAAAAGTAAACGTTCTACGAAAGATAACTTAGCGTTTACATGTCCGTTTTGTCATCATCATAAACCTAAATTAGAAGTTGATATTGTTACACAACATTGGCATTGTTGGGTTTGTAATGCATCTGGGCGTAAGATATCTGTATTGTACAGAAAGCTCAATGTAGCTCGTGAAAAAATATCACAAATCATACGTTTATTAGATGATATAGAATACAAGCCGACAAAAACTACAACCGACACGCCTGTAGTACAACTACCGAAAGAGTATAGGCCTCTTTGGGTTATTGATAAAGCATCGCCTGATTATCGTAACGCTATACAGTATCTAAAAAAACGAAATATTGGTATTTATGATATTTTACGATATAGAATCGGTTATTGTGATTCAGGTGAATATTCTGGTAAAATAATCATACCAAGTTTTGATGCTAATGGTAGTTTGAACTATTTTGTAGCTCGAGCATTTTACGAATCTGATAATTACAAACACAAGAATCCAAAAGTATCGAAAGATATAATCGGATTTGAATTACATATCAATTGGGAATTACCTATCGTATTGGTAGAAGGTGCGTTTGATGCAATTGCAATTAAACGTAATGCAATACCGTTATTCGGTAAAACTATTTCGAATACTTTAAAGAAACGTATTGTTGAACATAAAGTTAAATCAATTTATATATGCCTAGACCAAGATGCTAAAAAACAAGCATTAGAAACGGCTGAATATTTTATAGCAAATGGTATAGATGTATATTTTGTTGATTTAATAGGTAAAGATCCCAGTGAATTAGGTTTTGAAACAGTTAAACAATTAATCAATACTACATGTCGTTTATCTGAGCATCGATTAATGGAAGAAAAAATATTATGCAGTTTATAAACATCAATATCGATAAGATCGATAGAATTTATCATATAGCAGACGTACATGTACGTAACGTTAAACGTCATAAAGAATATGAACAAGTATTCAAACGTCTGTATAAATACATTAAAAACACAAAAACTCCGAATAGTGTTATTTATGTAGCCGGTGATATCGTACATGCTAAAACTGATATGTCACCGGAGCTAGTGCAAACAGTTTCAGATTTTTTTAAAAATTTAGCTAATATTGCACCTACAATTATTATTACTGGTAATCATGATTGTAACTTAAATAATTCTAACCGTTTAGATGCCTTAACTCCTATAGTTAAAGCCTTAAATCATACGAATATACACTATCTTAAAGATACGGGTATATACAAGATATCCAATGTACACTTTAACGTTATGTCGGTGTTTGATCAGCCTTCAAAATTCATTAAAGCAGCTGATTTCGAAGGAGAATATAAAATAGCTCTT